GGACGCGTCGGAGTGCCCGACCGCATCGTGCTTATGCCGGACGGAAGAATCGCCTTTGCGGAGATCAAACGCCCGGGCGGGAAACTCCGGCGGGCGCAGGAAGCAGCGCACAGAGAGATTCGAGCGATGGGATTTCCGGTCTGTGTCATCCGCTCGGATGCAGATATCCGCGCATTCTGTGAGTTCTTCTTCGATGCGTAGGGAGTTCGTACCGCGTCCGTATCAGCAGTACGCGATCCAGCGGATTATCGATACACCTGCCGTTGCTCTCCTGCTGGATATGGGCATGGGCAAGACGGTATCGACGCTGACTGCGATCGACGAGCTGATATATGACCGCTTCGCCGTGCGCAAAGTGCTTGTGATCGCTCCGCTGCGTGTGGCACTGAGTACCTGGTGCGATGAGTGCGAGATGTGGGCGCATACGCAGAATCTCCGCATGTCCATCGCTGTCGGCGATAGGGCAACGCGCGAAACGGCACTGCGGGCAGACGCAGACATCTACGTCGTCAACCGCGACGTCGTGAAGTGGCTGGTCGGGTACTACCGTGACAAGTGGCCGTTTGACATGGTGGTGATTGACGAGTCGAGCAGTTTCAAGAATCCCGCGTCGCAGCGTTTCAAGGCGCTGCGGAAAGTGCGGCCGCTGATCAGACGTGTCGTACTTCTCACTGGGACACCCGCGCCCAATGGTTTGATGGATCTTTGGAGTCAGCTGTATCTCCTCGATCGCGGTAAGCGGCTCGGCAGGACATTGACGGAGTACCGCGAGCGGTATTTCCGTCCCGGACAGCAGAGCGGCTATGTCGTATATAGCTACGATCTGCGTCCCGGTGCCGACAAAGAGATTTTCCGCAAAATCGGTGACATCTGCGTCAGCATGAAGAGCGAAGACTATTTGACACTGCCGCCGTTGATGCAGAACGTTGTGAAGGTGCAGCTGCCGGATGAGGCGCTGAAGCGATATCGCGAAATGGAGAAGGAGCTCGTCCTTAGTGTCGGGGATACGGATATCACTGCTGTATCTGCCGCCGCGCTGACAAACAAGCTGCTGCAGATGGCGAATGGATCCGTCTATGACGAAGAGCAGGAAGCCATTAAAATCCATGAAGCGAAAGCTGACGCACTGGATGAGATCATCACCTGCAACGAGGGCAAGAGTGTCATGGTGATCTACAGCTACCGCCACGACCTTGACACGCTGCGGCGACGATACCCCAAGGCGCGGGAGCTCAAAACGGCGGACGATATCCGTGACTGGAACGCCGGGCGCATCCCGCTTCTCCTAGTGCATCCGCAGAGTGCGGGACACGGACTCAATCTCCAGCACGGCGGACATATCGCCATCTGGTACGGACTGACGTGGAGCCTTGAGGCGTATCAGCAAACGAATAAGCGTCTCCATCGTCCGGGACAAACGGAGCCTGTCGTGCTGCATCACCTTATCGCAAAGGGAACGATCGACGAGGACGTCATGCGGGCGCTGGAGGGCAAGGCCGCCGGGCAGGAGAGTATGTTGGATGCAGTAAAAGCAAGGATAGAGCGCTACAAGGCGCGATGAGGAGGACTTACTATGCTGATTTTCATGAAGAACGTCAAGAAGTTTTTGAACACGGAAGGAACGTCAATTCGGGCAATACACTATCGTGCGGGACGCGCGTATGCTACGAATTGGCATAGCAGTATCTGGGTTGAGGAGGCTTCCGGCAGGGAGGGCGTCTTTGATGCCGAGAGTAATGTCATGGTCGAAGGGGCGGTACTTCCGGATTATGACAAGCTCTTCCCGCCACCTCGCGAAGATGCACCGTATGCAACCGTAGGTATCTGTGAGCTCGTAGAATTTCTTGCGGTGCTAAAAGCGGTGAGTGCGTGTACTCCGAAGAAGCAGATCGTGTGTTTAATGCTTGTGTGGCGTCCGGATGGACTTAGAGTGTATGCACGAGATAATAATCTGCATGTAGAGTATCGCCTTTCGGGTAAGACAGAGAATTTTACTGAGGGGCAGAGTATTTATTCGGCGTTCAATGGGCGGCATCTCTCCGATCTCGTCGATTACTTCCGTCAACGCAAAGTACCTGTACGGTTTTATTCACCCAGGAGGAAACACAGTCCTTTACGAATGGATGTAGACACAGATATGATTTCAGCGACGCCTGCAGGTGGCTTTCTTGCGCCGCTACACTGGCCTGAGGATGATGGGCGTTTTGCGGATATTATTCCGGATAAAGCTGAGTGATCGGAGGTCAGAAAATGGCAGAGCAGAAATATCCACAGGACGAGGAGAAAAACGAATACCGGTACATTGACTGCGGATGGCTTGATAAGGTGGCAACCGGGCTGACAGCGGGCGCAAAGAAGCATCCTGGCGAGACGTGGAAAGATATCCCTGCCCGTGAGCACACGGCGAGAGCGTTTCGGCATTTGTCGCTCTATCTCAAAGGGGATGTCACCGAGGAGCATCTTGTCAACGCGAGTATGCGCTGCATGATGGCATGGGTGATGGAGCGGGAAGAGGAGATGGATGCAGATGATGAGGTTGAAGACTCATATTGACAAGCAGATACTTGACGCTTGTTGTGGCTCTCGGATGTTCTGGTTCGACAAGGATCATCATGCAGCCGTGTTTATGGACAACCGCAGCTTTGGCAAAACGCTTTGCGACGGACGGCGATTTGAGGTCAGACCCGATCTAATTGCTGATTTCCGAGAGATACCATTTCCTGACGAGAGTTTCCGTCTTGTCGTATTCGATCCGCCGCACCTGTGCAGAGCCGGAAAGCAATCATGGCTTGGCATCAAGTACGGTATCCTTGAAAGCACATGGCAAGACGACCTGCGTCGAGGATTCGAGGAGTGCATGCGCGTTCTGCGGCCACACGGCGTGTTGATTTTCAAATGGTCGGAAGATCAGATCAGCACGGTGGACGTTCTGAAACTCTTTTCCGTGCAGCCGTTGTTCGGGAATCGTCGAGGGAGGGCAATCTGGTTGACGTTCATGAAATTTCCGAGTGAGGAGGGTGATATAGATTGACTGACATAAAACAAGTAAGGGCATACCTCTGGCGTGTCCGAGATGCAGAGCGGGAGCTGAAACTTCTTGAGCAAGAATACGAACAAGCCAAAGCCGATATCTTGCATCTGAAAGCGATCCAGTATGACGCGGATAAGGTCAGCGGAGGCAAGATCGGTGACCTATCCGATGCGATTGCAGCACTGGAGAAATATGCTGAGCGGGTCAATGCAAAATGGGATGAGTTGATCGTACTGCGTACAGAGGCGGAGGGACTGATCGAAAAAATCGCAGATGGGCGATATCGCGAAGTGCTGAAACGGCGGTATCTCTGGGGCGAGTCGTGGGAGTATATCGCCATCGGCTTGGGGTATGAGTACCATCACGTACACAAGCTGCATGGACAGGCACTGAACGAGTTCAAGGCTATTTTGCAAAGTGGATACAAATGGATACAAAGACCTGTGCTATAGTATAGGCTGAGAAAAGAGAAGATGCTGAGGCGGATTCTCGGAGGACACAGCTGCGGCGGTGTCCTTTTTGTTTGTAGGTTGAGAGGAGTTTATTATGCAGGAAAAGGCAAAACAGATCGTCGTGGACTACTTCAACAAGCATGTTGATGTGACAGGCAACAAGAAGATCACAGTGGCGGACGTGTTCATTGTTTGGTTTTCCAAGACGCTTCAGAACTGGAAGGCACTTGTGAGTACGACCGTGAGTGATGGTATGTATTATGAGATCACGCACGACGGCGACAAGGGTTATACGTACGTTGACGTATACAAGAAGCGGGAGAACTTCACGGTCAAGTAAGACGGGGTTCAAGAAGTTGTAAGGAGGAGGTGACGACGTGAAGCTTACACCGAAGCAGATGCGCTTTGTAGATGAGTGGCTGATTGACTTTAACGGCAAACAGGCGGCGATTCGTGCAGGATACAGTGCAAAAACGGCTGAAGCTACGGCTGCGAGGTTGTTAAGGAATGTTAAGGTTCAAGCCGAAATCGCACGTCGTCAGAAAGACCTCCAGCGACGCACAGAGGTATCACAAGAGCGCGTTGTCAAGGAGCTGGCGCGTGTTGCGTTTGCGGACGCGACGGATTATGTACAGGTGGAGACGAGGACTGTCGAAAAGAACGACGGCACGGAGCTCTCGTATCAGACAGTCACGCTCACGGAGACAGCGGAGCTCTCTGCGGATCAGCGTGCGGCGATTGCAGGAATCAAGCAAGGCGCGAATGGCGTTGAGGTGAAGCTGCACGATAAGATCAAGGCGCTAGAACTTCTGGGGAGGCATATCGGTATGTTCAACGACAAACTCGAGGTCAAGGCAACGGTGGAGAACCCCTTTGCAGGGCTTTCGACGGAAGAGCTCCGGAACGTGATCGACAGTGGATAGCAGGCTGATTCTTCAAGCAAAACTGGAACTTGCAAGGCGCAAGTTCTTTTTTTATTGCTGTCTCAGAGCACCCGATTTCTATAAGCCCGAGCGTGCCTATCTCCGTGAGCTCTGCGATGCGCTGCAGGCGTTCTACGAGGGCGGGGATGAGGTGCTTGTCATCAACGAGCCGCCGCGCCACGGCAAGAGCCGCACGGCGGGGCTGTTCGTGGAGTGGATCCTTGGGCGCAATCCGAAAGAGAAGATCATGACAGGATCGTACAACGAAACGCTCTCGACGGTGTTCTCGAAGAATGTGCGCAACAGCATCCAAGAGATCAAGGCGGATGCCTCGCGCATCGTCTACAGTGACATCTTCCCCGGCGTTGCGATCAAGGCAGGCGATGCGGCGATGAATCTATGGAGTCTTGCAGGCGGCTATAACAGCTATCTTGCGACATCCCCGACGGGCACAGCAACGGGCTTCGGCTGCTCGCTCATGATCATCGACGACCTCATCAAGAATGCCGAGGAGGCGTATAACGAGACGGTCAAAGAAAAGCATTGGGACTGGTTCTGTAATACGATGCTATCACGTCTCGAGGAGGGCGGTAAGATTATTGTTATCATGACGCGCTGGGCGTCGGACGACCTCGCGGGCAAGGTGCTCGAGCAGTACAAAGACCGGCGCATTAAGCACATCTCCATGAAGGCAATGCAGGACGACGGGACGATGCTTTGCGATGCGATCCTCTCACGCAAGTCCTACGAGGATAAGGTGAGGGCGATGGGGGCGGACATAGCATCCGCGAACTATCAGCAGGAGCCGATCGACATCAAGGGGCGGCTGTATAGTACGTTCAAGACCTACGACGACGTGCCGCGTGACAGTGCAGGTCATCCGCTTTTCGCATCGATCAAGGCGTATGTGGACACGGCGGACACGGGCGAGGATTACCTCTGCGCCATCGTGTACGGCGTATACGCCAAGGAGGCCTATGTGCTCGACGTGCTCTACACGAAATCCCCAATGGAGGAGACAGAGCCGTTGGCGGCGCAGATGCTCCACAAAAACGGCGTCAATATCGCCGATATCGAATCCAACTCCGGCGGGCGCGGATTCGCCCGCTCGGTGGAGCGGCATCTGCGGGAGACGTTCGGGAGCAACAAGACCGTTATTCGCCCGTTCCACCAGTCGCGCAATAAGGCAGCGCGGATCCTCTCCAATGCAACGTGGGTGATGGAGCACATCTATTTCCCAACCAACTGGCGCGACCGCTGGCCGGAGTACTATGATGCCATGACGCGGTATCAGCGTGAGGGCAGGAATAAGCACGACGACGCGCCCGATGCGACAACAGGCATTGCCGAGAAGATCGGCGCGGGTGATCTCTATAGTTTTGAATAAGGAGGCAGGCTATGTCCTTTATGGACGTGATACGGTACATCATACGGAGCGGCGCGCAGTCCGTTATGACCGAGGAGGACTTTATCGAGGTCGAGACGGCGGCATGGCTCGCCTCCGAGAAACGCCGTCAGATGATGATCGGGCAGGCTTACGCGCGCGGCGAGCATGACGTACTCCAAAAGACACGCAGCGCGATCGGCGACGGCGGCAAAAAGACCACGGTGCGGAATCTGCCGAACAACATCATCATCGACAACCAATACGGCAAACTCGTTAATCAGAAGGCAAGCTACCTGCTCGCGAAACCCTTTGAGGTCAAGACGGAGAACGAGGCATTCGGCGCACAGCTAAAGCCCGTGTTCAATCAGGGCTTTCGCCGCACGTTGAAGCAGATCGGTGAGGACTGCCTTAATGCGGGGGTCGGATATCTCTATCCCTACTTTGCGGATAATGAGCTGCGCTTTCGCCGTTTTGCGCCCGAGGAGATATTGCCGTTCTGGGCGGATGATGCACACGAGGAGCTGATTTCCTTCCTGCGTGTCTATACCCTCGAGTACTACGAGGGACGCACGAAGAAGCAGAGTATCAAGGTGCAGTACTTCTCAAAAGAGGGCGTGCGCTATTTTACCTTTGATTCGGGGAAACTCCTTCCCAATGTGGAGGCGTAGGATTCGCCCTATTTGCAGGTGGGCAGCGTGCCGATGAATTGGGATCGCGTGCCGCTTATCGTGTTTCGCGCGAACAGTGCCGAGCGTCCGTTGATCGCACGCGTAAAATCCTTGCAGGACGCACTCAACACACTGCTTTCGACATTCGCTGACAATCTGCAGGAGGACGCACGGAGCACGATCCTTGTCATCCACAACTATGACGGCGAGGAGCTCGGAGGATTCCGCAAGAACCTCTCGACCTTCGGCGCGGTCAAGGTGCGCGATACGGACAGCGGCAAGGGCGGCGTGGAGACGCTCTCCATCGAGGTCAACGCGCAGAACTATGAGCTCGTTCTGCGTCTCCTCAAGCGCGCCATCATCGAGAACGGCTGCGGATTCGACGCGAAGGATGATCGGCTCTCGAACAATCCAAATCAGATGAATATCCAGTCAATGTACTCGGATATTGACCTTGACGCCAACGATATGGAGCTTGAGTTTCAAGCGGCGCTGGAGCGTCTCATGTGGTTCGTCGGTGTCGCGCTGCGGTTGAAGAAGGTCGAGCCTGAGACGGTGGAGTTTGTCTTTAACCGTGACATCCTCATCAACGAGGCGGAGGCGATTGCGGACTGCCGCGATTCCGAGGGCGTAATCAGCCGGGAAACCATCGTCGCAAATCATCCGTGGACGAAGGACACGAAAGCAGAGCTCGAGCGTCTCAAAAAAGAGCGCGCCGATGAGGCGGAGGAGATGCGGGGCATGTATCCGGTAGGTGAGGAGCATGGAGCACGATAAGTACTGGGCTGAGCGATTCGAGCAGCTGACGGAGGCGGAGCTACGCAAGGCGGACGATCTCAGCGCGGAGATGGTCAAGGAGTACCGACAGACCGCGCAAGACCTGAATGACGATATTCAGCGTTGGTATGCACGATTCGCCGCTGAGAACAAAATGAGCCTTGCCGAGGCACGGCGTGTACTGACGGGGCGGGAACTTGCCGAGTTTCGCTGGACGGTGGACGAATACATCAAGTATGCCAAGAAAGCGGATCTTTCCGAGGCATATATCCAGAAGCTAAAGAATGCCTCCGCACGCGTCCACATTGACCGCCTCGAGGCGATACGGATGCAGATGGCACAGCACGTCGAAAAGCTCGCCGCAAAGGGAAATGCACGCCTCACGGACGTGCTGCGTGACATCTACCCCGACGCACAGATGCGCACGGCGTACGAAGTGCAAAAGAAAAAGGGCTTTGAGCCCTTCGCCCGCATCCCCGAGGCGGATGTTGACCGCATCCTAAAGAAACCATGGGTATCCGATGGTTTGAACTTCTCCGACCGCATCTGGCGCGACAAAGAACGCCTGCTGAACACCCTGCAAGGGGAGCTGACGCGCGGACTGATACGCGGCGAGCCATACGGCAAGATTGCACAGCGGATCGCGGGGCGCATGGGTGTCGCCCGCAGCGCGGCGGCGCGGCTTGTGGAAACGGAGGCGGCGTTTTTCTCCTCGCGGGGACAACTGGACGCATTCCGCGACCTCGGCGTAGAGCAATATGAGTTCGTGGCGACGCTCGACAGCAGGACATCGGAGACATGCCGCGAGATGGACGGCAAGGTGCTTCCCCTCTCAGAGTTTAAACCCGGCATCACCGCTCCGCCGCTCCACTGTCACTGCCGATCAACCACCTGCCCGTACTTCGATGATGAGTTTACGGAGGGAGAGACACGGGCGGCGCGCGATCCAGAGACGGGGAAGACCGTGCAGGTGGGCAGCAAGCTGAGTTATGAGGAGTGGAAGAAGAAATATGTCGATAAGTTGAGCGAGCAAAAAGAAACTGATATAATGGGAAAATCACACGAGAAGGATGTGAATCCTGTGCACTTTGTCTGTAAGCTCGATAAGTCGATCTATTCGGTTGTGTCATCAGATGTTCAGTCTGGTGATGTCATTATAACGGATGAGCGGATAGGGCATATCAAAGATCATCATCCGAATGATTATGAAACGTTTATCGGATATATCCCGCAGATTATAGAAAGTCCAGACTACATAGTAGCATCACCAAAACCGCATACCGCCGTGGTCTTGAAGATGATAGAGGAGAACGGGGAAAAGTTCAAAGTGATTCTGCGTTTGCGGGTAGAGGGCGACCCAGCGCATTACAAGCATTCAATCATTTCGTTTTGGCGAATAGGGGATACCACATGGAGAAAAACACTGAAGAACAAAGTTATCCTTTACAGTCGAAGGTAATCTTGCTATACTAAAAGCAAGAAAAGGCGACTGGCTTTCGAGGTGAAAATAGCGTCCTCACGCGCCGCATGCTTCGTGCAATGGGCAAAAGAGATGTCGGGTGTGACGCTCCGACCGAAAGTGGCGCCTTTTTGATATTTGTATATGGGGCACTTTGCGAGATGCAGAGTGCTTTTTGCTTGACAGAAAGGAGGCGCATTCATGGAGCGCATTATCAAAACAATTCCATGCTCTCATGGTGTTCTCTATGCGCTGGCACATACGAATCGCTATGTGTTGGCAGAATGTGACGCTGTTCTTGAAATCGCGGAGGAGATCGAACACATCCCCGTACTCGGGAAAGGGCGCGTGGTGCGAGGGCGGTACATCACGTTGCTCATCACAGCGCACCACAAGCCGAACAGTGCGATTGACCCGCGTAGCATTGACAGGATCGGCTTCAAGGGCGAGTATCTGCGCAGCGACGGGAAAACCGAAACGGTTGAGTTCAGCCGTTGCCTGCTCGTCTCGGATTTGGATTTGACCGCAGCGGGCGAATGCAGGTTTGAGGTGCAATGCTCGGATGCATTGCTTGACAGGCTGCGCGGCGCATAGGAGGTAGTAACATGAGGAAAGACGATTATCACGTTCTCGCCTATCAGCTGCTCTCGTATCTCTATGGCTGCCTCAAAGCGGGCGAGCGTCCTGAAATGAGATGCGTTGTATGGTGTGATGGAGATGAACGCACGAAGATCAACGAGAGATACTGGAATTACATTCTGGTGCATTTGCGGGATGCGGGGTATATTGAGGGGCTTTCCTTCAAACGGGTAATTGGGTGCGTTCGCACCGCACCGTTTGTCACGCCGTTGCTCAATATTACTCCGCAGGGGATTGGATACCTTGAGAATGATCGTATGATGCAGAAGGCGCATCGCTTCATCAAGGGACTTGTGGATGAAATTTCAGCAGCATAAAAGCACTTGCGAATCATCGTGAGTGCTTTTCTTATGCCCATTTTGAAAGGAGGTGGTGACGTGCCGCACTGAATTATGCCGATATAGCAATCTAGCAGAATGGAGGAATCTATGACAAAAGACGAACTCAAGGCTCTCGGGCTCTCCGATGAGCAGGCGGCAAAGGTCGCGGAGGACTACGAGGAGAACTACGTCGAAAAGAGCCGTTACACTGCCAAGGAGGACGAGCTCAAGGCGGCAAAGGAGGAGGGCAAGACCGCACGCGGGGAGCTCGACAAGCTGAAAAAGGATCACAAGGACAACGCCGAACTCGTCAAGCAGATCGACGACCTCAAGGCCGCCGCTGATGCACGCGACAAGGAGCACGCTGCAAAGGTAAAGGCGATGGAGATTGATTCCATTGTCGAGAAGCCCCTGCTCGGGGCGAAAGCGAAGACCACCGCCGCTGTGCGTGCACTCCTGAAGCTCGACGACGCAGAGGCGGAGAATGGCACGATCAAGGGGCTTGACGATCAGATCAAAAAGCTCAAGGAATCCGACGCATATCTCTTTGAGGCAGATGGCGCGGTGCAGGTGGAAGGACTGAACCCCGCAGGGCGCAGCGGCGGCGGTACGCCCGCACCGACGGTTCAGCAGCAGTTTGAGACAGCCATGGGGCTGTAAACGAAAGGAGTAAATTTTATGGCAATCAATACGCTTGAGATGGCAAAGATTTTTCAGCAGTCACTTGACAAGCAGATGGGCATCGAGGCGACATCGGGCTGGATGGAGAGCAACGCCGTGAACGTGAAGTATAGCGGCGGGGGCACGGTGGGGAATCCGGGCCGCTCGGCCAC